TTTTACAAATTACAGAGATTATTTAGCGATTGACATTGCAATTCAAGAGTTACCTGATAAGAAGTTTAAGTACCATATAGATTTTGATTATGAAAGCGCGTTCATTGAAAGAATAAAATAAATTATGCCAAACAATAATTACGAACCCACAGAACAAGACAGAAAAACTGTTGAACGCATGGCTAGTTACGGAATAAAAGTAGATGAGATTTGCCAGTGCTTGATTAACCCACACACCAACGAGCCTATTAGCCGTCAGACCGCCTATAAATACTTTAGGCAAGAATTAAACGTAGGCATGACAAAAGCTAATTTAAAAGTTGCTGAGAGTTTATTTAAATCAGCCGTTGATCGTGAAAATGTTACAGCGCAAATTTGGTGGACAAAATCTAGAATGGGTTGGAGTGAAACCAACAAATTAGATCATGGCGGTGAAATCAAAATATCGTGGGATGCGATGGATCAAGCAATAGAGAAGTACGAAAATGGCGAATAACATGTTGAACCTTGAACTGCTGGCGAATCGCAGAGCGAGAAGAAACAGGAATAATGCTATTAGAGCAGGACAAATGGGGACGATGATGCAAAGTCCAGCAAGCCCTTTAGTTGACCCTTTATTTTATCAAGACATCGCAAGTAACATAGGCGCAGTAGGTAGGGGTGCAAAAAATTTACCAGTATTTTTAGCTGGCGGTTTAGGTGATTTAGCATATATGGCGGTAAACCCGTTTATGGAATTAGCAGGGCAAGGTGTACCAGCAGAAAAAAGTTTTATGACAAGCGATTACCTATCGCAAATTCCTGCAGTTAAATCATATTTGGGCGAGCAAGAAGATAGTTTGCCGTTTCTAGCAGGCAAATACTTATCGCCATTAGGCGCGGCAAAAATTCCAGACGCAGTAGAATTGGCAATGAAAGGAGCAATGAAAGCTGCTCCAGTAATAAATAATTTAATTGATCAATCTTTAACAGAACCGAGTGCGCTTGAAGGGTTGTTAGGTATAACAAAAGCTGACAAATTAGATCAACAACAGTCTTTGGGTCTTTTAGATAGTGCATTGATGACTGGTGTAGCGAGCGACCCCAGAGCAAATGTAATGATGGCGGCTGTACCAGAAACAACAATCCCCAAAACATTTAGCGACCCTGATTCTATGGGTTTTCGTTCTACAGTAGAAGATGTGGTAAACCTAGATACGTTTCCCAATCGTGGTTCAGCAGAGCAAATGGAAGCAGCGTTAGGGCAAAAAGGTGGTTTATCAAAACCCGTTACGGCACAACTAGGCAACCGTAAAATTGATAAGGAAGAACTGAAGTTCTTAGGTATTACGGATGTATTGGAAGAAGCAAAACGAACAGGGCAACCCGTTACGAAAGAGCAAATCCAAAACGCAATAAAGTCTAATCGAAGCAATATGTATCTGGAACAGGAGGTATTAGAAAATATCCCCTCAGAACCAAACCTAAGAGATGAAGTGTTAAGTTACGAAGATAGTTATGGTCAAGAGTATATCAATGATGAAATAGATTATATCTTAACCGATTACGAAGATTATGCAAAACGATTAGCTGATAATCCAGATGACGAAGATGCAATTCGTGACGAAATTTATAATATGCTGGAAGAAAATTATAACTATGAGCCTACACAGCGTATTCGTTTATTAGATGACGGTGGCAATGAGACAGATATATACGCTATTGGTAGTGATGACATGGGTTGGACAATTAGAAGGGGAGGTGATAACTGGGGCGACAGTGATACGCTCACTCAAAATAGGACGTTTGAAACAGTTACGAATCGTAACATAGACCCAATGGAAATAAACAGCGAAAACGAAGCGCGAGTGCAGTTAGAACAAATCGCATTTGACGAAGGATACTCAGGAGAAGGAACAAAGCACAGAAACGATGTCGCAGAAGATTATGGCATGGGTAATATTGGGGATATACAAGAGTACCGCGAAATTGTAGTACGCAGCCCAGAAACAGCAGGCGGTGATATTGGTAGCCATTACGGTGACGATGTAGCGTATCACATGAGGGTATCGGACAGAGAATATAGGCAAGAAGATGGCATGAGTGGCATCATGCGTAGGGAAGATGCCCTGTATGTCGATGAGCTACAAAGCGACTACGCACAAGCAGGGGCAGGTCGTAAAATGCGTTTAACGAAAGATGAGAAAACAGTATTAGATAATTTAGATATTGATGCTAAAACAAAAAACTTAGCATTTAGCAATTTTGATAATCCAGAAACAGATTTAGCAAAAATAAAATTTCGTAAAGCATTAGACGACTATATCAACGCAAATCAACTCCGATCACGCGGAAGAATCAGCCAAACATCAGAATTTAAAAAACAAGTTAGTCGAGCAGTGGCAAGTTTAGCAAAACGAACAAGATATTTTGTACCGTTAAAAGAACAACCTTTAGTAGCAGGGCAGGAAAAGTGGGTACAACACGCCGTTAAAAACCTGATAACTGAAATGGTAGAAACAGGTAAAGATAGAGTTATTTTTACCAGTGGTAAAAACCAAGCAGATTATTGGAATGAAGAAGGGTTAGAAAAGTTTTACGATGTCAGGTTAAAAAAGGAAGTAGAAAAAGTCTTAAAAGGCATCGATAAAGATGCGTTTGAGATGGTAGAGGGTGGATATGATTATGCAGGCACAGGCGGAACTGGCATGGTAGGAAAAGAGCCGTTAAAACATATTTCTATTAAAAACACCCAGAAGATAAGGGACTTTCTTGAAGGGGTAGGCGGCAAACCTAAAGGGTTCGGAATGTATAGTGCTGCACCCGTAGCAGTAGGGGCAGGATTATTAAGTGGTCAGCAAGAGGATAACAATGCGACTACATCCGGGGCAGGACTGTTAGGGGTTAGGTGAAAATCAATAAACCGATTAGCCCAACAGACGGGCTAACGAGAGCCAACCCATCAGCCGAATATACCCGTTTTCTGAACGAATATATCGAGCTACATAAAACCAAGGCATTTGATGGTCGCAGTATTCGCAAGTTTATTGGTACGATTACCAAGCTAATACACGAACATCAGTGTAGAACCTTATTAGATTACGGTGCAGGCAAAGGTACGCTGTACACTGACCAATATCACAAGCTAACCGATGATATTGACCAACCATTGCAAGCGTACTGGAAACTCGATGAGGTAGCGTTATACGAGCCTGCAAGACCGGGCTATGACCGATTACCTAACCGCACATTCGATGCGGTCATTTGTACGGATGTGTTAGAGCATATCCCGGAAAGTGACTTGGGATGGGTCATTGACGAGTTATTTAGCAAAGCAAACAAGTTGTTATTTTTAAATATTGCAACGTTTCCAGCTATGAAAAAATTTGCAGATGGTACAAACGTTCACATTTCAATATTTAATTTTTTGTCGTGGTTACAGTTTATAGAACCAATTCAAAAACAATATCCTTATGTGACAGTTCATGCGTATTTTGACGAAATAACTGAAAATGGAATAGGTAAAACTAGTGGATATCAATTAAAGGGTAGAGATGCCAACAATCAAAATTCCGTACAAACCGAGACCATTGCAGCTCAAAGCGCATAATAGAAAAGAACGATTTGCACTGTTAGTTTGCCATAGAAGATTTGGCAAAACTGTATTTGCCATAAACGAGTTAATTCGATCTGCAATTACTTGTAGACAAGGTAACCCAAGATTTGCCTATCTAGCTCCCTTATATCGACAGGCAAAGGCAGTAGCGTGGGATATGTTAAAACATTATTCTCGACCGATTCCGAACATGCAGTACAACGAGGCGGAGTTGAGAGCAGACTTTCCAAACGGCGCAAGAATCTCGTTACATGGAGGAGACTCACCAGATCATCTCCGGGGCTTGGGGTTCGATGGCGTAGTGCTTGATGAGTACGGGCAAATGTCAAATCGATTGTGGACAGAGATTATTCGACCGGCTTTGGCAGATAGAAAAGGTTACGGTATCTTTATCGGTACACCAAAAGGGTACAATTCGTTTTTTGATTTATACGAACACGCAAAAGACGATCCAGATTGGTATGTGGCAGTGAACCGAGCAAGTGACACTGGTTATGTAGCCGAGACCGAGTTGGAAGCGGCACGCAAGCAAATGTCAGATGAGACTTACAATCAGGAGTTCGAGTGTAGTTGGACGGCGGCAGTACAAGGGTCTTATTACGGGCGACTGTTAGAAGAAGCGCAGAAAGAACAAAGAATCGGTAAAGTTAATCATGATCCCGGTCTGTTAGTAAGTACTTGGTGGGATTTAGGCATGGGCGATGCGACATCGATTTGGTTTGCACAAAAAAACGGTGCAGAGATACGCCTGATTGACTATTACGAGGCGACAGGTGAGCCGCTCAGTCATTATGTGAGCGTGTTAGAGGATAAAGCGAAGGCAGGCGAATGGAAGTACGATTCGCACGTTTTACCGCACGATGTGAGGCAACGTTCACTCGACACCGGGCGTACACGAGTTGAAGCGTTAGAAAGTTTAGGAGTGACAGTTGATATCGTGCCACAGCACAAAGTTGAAGATGGCATTGAGTCTGTGAGGCGTAATTTAAAAAACTGTTGGTTTGACGAATTAAGGTGTAAACGCGGTTTAGATGCTTTGCGACAATACAAGGCTCAGTATGACGAAGTAAGACGGACTTTTCGTTTAAAACCCGTACACGATTGGGCTTCTCATGCCGCAGACGCTTTTAGATATGGTTGTATGCACGTTCCTATAAAGTACGAGTGGCAACCGTTAGATTATGAAAATCAAGGAATTGTTTAATGGCAAAATCATCACCAATATCTGACGAACAAGTTGCGGCAATTTGTCGTAGTGAAATTGACAGTGCGGCTGGAACAGCATCAGGTGAAATATCGCATGAGCGTGCAGAAGCACTTGATTATTACTATGGTGAACCTTACGGCGATGAAGCAGATGGTCGTAGTCAGGTAGTGACTCGTGAGGTTATGGAGACTATTGAATGGATTATGCCGTCACTTGCACGCATATTTACAGACAGTGACAATTTAGTCACGTTTGACCCGGTAAACGAGACCGACATTGAGCAAGCTAAATTAGAGACAAAAGCGTGTAATTATGTTTACTGGAAACAAAATAGAGGATTTTATAATACCTATACGATGTTAAAAGATGCTTTGTTAAGCAAAACAGGTATTTTAAAAATATATTGGGATGATACAAAAGAAGAAACCAAAGAAGACTATGAAGGTTTAGACGAAATTCAATTAGGTGAATTACTAGCTGACCCGTTCACACAAAGAGAAATATTAGAGATTGAAGAAGGTGAGTTAGGTTTATTAAATGTTACTTTTAAAGTAACAGAAACATCAGGAAAAGTTGTAGTTGAGCCTGTCCCACCAGAAGAATTTGGGATTGCAAGGTACGCTAGAAGTCCTTATGTAGAGGATACTAATTTTTGTTTTCATCGCACGTTAAAATCGTTTACTGAATTAGTGCAAATGGGTTATGACATTGAACTAATACGATCTTTACCTTATGACGAAGCGGCACAGACAGAAGAAGAATTAGCCAGAAGAAATAAAACAGACGAAGAAGAACCTTTTGACTACGTCTCGCAAGAGTCAATGCGGAATTATTTTATTACTGAGTGCTACATTAAATGCGATAGAGACGGCGATGACATTGCAGAATTATTGCGAGTAACATTAGCAGGCGGTCACTATACTGCAGGCAGTAGTCGTTTGTTAGGTATTGAAGAAGTAGACAACATGCCGTTTGCAACTGTCAGCCCCATTCTTATGCCGCACAAATTTTATGGCATGAGCCTAGCCGATGTCACGATGGATTTACAGCGTATCAAATCAGTATTGTTGCGCCAAATGTTAGATAACACATATTTAGCAAATAACAGTCGTACAGCAGTTAACGATTCGCATGTAAACATGGATGATTTACTAACATCTCGACCCGGTGGTGTTGTGCGATTCAAAGGTGAAGGAGCAGCAGGACAATATATTACACCGATTCCTCACAATAGTTTGCCGCAAGAGGCTTATTCAATGATGGGTTATCTCGATGATGTGAGAAAACAACGTACAGGAGTGGGAGACGAAGTTGCTGGTTTAGATAAAAATGCTTTAGCTAATGTTAATACAGGGGTTGCGGCTTTAGCTTATGACGCTGCTAGATCAAAAATAGAGCTTATTGCGCGTATCATTGGTGAAGTAGGGTTCAAAGATGTTTTTCGTTTAATTCACGAGCTGTTAATGAAACATCAAGATCGAGAAATGATGTTAAATGTAGCAGGTAATTTTCAAGCAGTGCGACCTAGTGAATGGCGCAAGCGTCAAAATACAACAGTTGAAATTGGCATGGGTTCAATATCAAAAGAACGCCGTATGGTAGCTTTAGAACAAGTTATGGCAAAACAAAATGAATTAGTAGCAAATGGTGGCATGGGAACAATGGTTCAACCATTTCAAATTTATGAGTCGTTGCGAGATATGACAGAAGCGTACGGATTACAACCACAAGCGTATTTTAGTGATCCGCGTTTTGCGCCACCGCCACCACCTCCGCAACCTGACATGCAAGCAGAGTTAGCGATGACACACGCAAAAGCTTTAATGATGGACGCAGAATCTAAAATTCAAAAGAATCAACTCGATATGGCACGAACACAAGCAGAGATGCAATTAAAAATGCGTGAAATTGAGTTAAAAGCGCAAGAGATACAACTAAAAGCTGATATCGAGCGCATGAAAGGGGAGTTGGCATCAATTCAACGAGAAACCGATGCAGATACTAAAGTTGCAAACTTAGAACTAGAGATGGGCAAACAAGCAACAGCGCAACGACTTGAAGAATTGGAGTTACAGTTAAAAGCCGTTCAGGAAGAACGCAATCAAGAAATTGAATTATATAAAACACAAACAAATAATTTAACAAAACTTGTAACTGAAGAAATGAAACATGATGGTCAAGCTGAAGAATCGCAAGAACTCAAAGCGTTAGTCACGCAGTTAATGAACGAAAACGAGCAGCTTAAACAAAATATTGAGGCGTTAAATGGCTCGAGTTGAAAAAGAACGAGCTTTTAAAGCGCAACAAATACTAGATAACGAGATTTATCAAGAAAGTATAAAAATCATTCAAGATCAGTTAGTGGAAGCATGGCAAAACACCGCAGTGTCGCAACAAGAAGAAAGAGAGAAAATCTATCAGATGTTGTTAGCGACCAAACAAGTAGTAAGTTATTTTGAAAAAGTTTTAACAACCGGAAAAATGGCAGAGATGCAGGAGTTAGAAAATGGCTGAACAATTAAGTATTGAACAAAGAATCGAACAGGCAATGACCTCACCAGAGGAAGCACCCCAAACAAATAATCAACCTTCCCTGCTCAACTCTGAGCAAGAGCAACCTATAGCAGAGGAATTAGTTGAATCTAATGTAGAGGAAACTACGGAACCTGAAGTAGTAGAGCCTGATGATGTTGAAGCAATACCAGAAGCAGCCGAGCAAACAAGTGAAGAAACTGAAATACCTTTAAATTCTTTAAATGAATTAGCAGAGCACATTGGAGTCGATGCTGCTGATTTATATAAATTACGGGTACCAATAACGGACATAAACACCGGTGAAAAACTAGAAGTATCGTTGGGTGAGTGGAAAGATAGCTACACCAGTCAACAACGTAGTTCTCGTGCTGAACAAGAAGCAAGAGAGTTAAAAGAAACATTAGAAGCAGATAGATTGCGTTTTAATCAAGAAGTCGAGAGGCAAGCGCAAGAAGGCGCAGCGATTATCAATCAAGTCGAACAGCAACTAATGAGCGAATATCAAAATATTCCATGGGATAACTTAAAGGTAACAGACCCTACCCAATGGGCTATTAAGAAACAAGAATTTAACGAACGGCAAGTCGCTGTTCAACAAGTGCGTCAAAAAGCCGCTAATGACTATCAGCAGCGAGTTAATGAGGCGCAACAAGCACAGGCACAACAAATGCAGGAAATCGCCCAGCGAGAGTTGGAATCTTTGATGAGAGCATTGCCACAATGGAGAGATAATGAAAAACGTTCTACTGAGCAAGGTTTAATGCGTGAATATCTTTTAAATAGCGGTTATACCGCCCAAGAGTTAGAGCAAGCATACGATCATCGCACGATTGTGTTAGCGCACAAAGCGATGCAGTTCGATGCAATGCAAAAGAAAGGCAGAACCGCAAAAAATAGAGTCGCAAAGATTGGAAATAAAAAGGTTTTACGACCGGGTGCAAAACAATCTAAGCGACAAGTCAAACAAGACGCAGAAGCGCAATTACGAGCTAGATTGAAAAAAACAGGCGATCATCGTGATGCTGCTGCGTTAATTTCACAACGATTAAATAGAGGATAGAGTTATGGCAGTTCCAAGTGGTTCATTTAAAACCTACGATGCAGTAGGTGAAAGAGAAGATTTAAGCGATATTATTTACGATATCAGTCCTATGGATACTCCTTTTATGAGTAATGCTTCAAGAGAAAGTGCAAGTGCTGTTTTTTACGAATGGCAGACAGATGCGCTAGATGCAGCAAGCGCAAGCAACGCACAACTTGAGGGAGACGATGCGAATACAAATACCGCATCGCCAACAGCTCGATTAGGTAATTATTGTCAAATATCAACTAAGGTTCCAAGAGTAACAGGAACGTTGCGTGCTGTGGCAACAGCAGGTCGCGCTGATGAGTTGTCTTATCAGATTTCAAAGCGTGGACGAGAGCTTAAGCGTGATATGGAAAGCACATTGACTGGCAACCAAGCTGGTACAGCAGGTGGAGCAGGCACAGCCCGTTCTGCGGCAGGACTTGGAGCGTGGTTAAGCACAAACCAAGTGCAAAAAGGCGCAGATGCTACAACGCCTCCTACGACTTCTGGTGCTCCTGCGGCTGCACCGACAGCAGGTACAGCAGCAACTTTTGTAGAAGCTGACCTTAAAAGTGTAGTTAAGTCGTGTTGGGACAATGGAGGCGATCCGGGCGTTATTATGTGTGGTTCGTTCAATAAACAAGCGGCTTCGGGCTTTTCTGGTATTGGCACGCAGTATCGAGACGCACAACCCAATGGTGGACTA